AATATTTAAGTGCATACGAAGGTAAAGATAATACTAGTTCGGTTATAACTGATTATGATTTACCTGCTGTGTATAATAGCAATGTTGGTAAAATTGTACCATCAGACTTTATTGTGGAGAATGACAAATTATCAAGTGTACTTACAGACGTATCAGACTATCCTGCAAGACATTGGGTAGATAATTCTTCATACTTTATTGATTCAGTACTTATTAAAGACGGAGGATCAGGATATACTGAAACTCCTCTAGTAACATTTGTTGGCGGTGGCGGAACAGGCGCAACAGCAAAAGCGTTTATTGGTAACGGTGTTATTAAAAAGATTGAAATCACAAATCCAGGTACAGGTTATTACTCAGCACCGTTAATACAGTTCGAAGGAACACAAACACAAGATGGCACCCAGCCTATAGTATCAGTAATAATAGGCAATGGTAAAGTTCGAGCAACAAAAATTGCCCAAAAGTTTGATAGAGTTACAACAGATATTGTACTAGCAGACATACAAGAACAAGAAACATTTGTAGCATCAGGTAGCCAACTTAAATTCGATACTAAGTGGCCTTTACAGTTGAGTACTAATACAATTAACGTAACTATAGACGGTATACAAGCGTTAAGTAGTCAATACGAATATAAAAATGTTGAGGATTCAACAAAAGGATACACTAGAAAAACAGGGCAAATTGAGTTTAGTTTTGCTCCAACTAAGGATTCAACGGTAGTAATAACATACAACAGATCATTAGACTTATTAAATGCTGCAGAACGTATACAATTCTTATACGAAGCACAATCAGGATTATACGGAAAAGATTTTGCACAGTTAATGGATGGCGTTGACTACGGCGGAGTACAAGTTAAGAGTTTTGAATTTGGTGCTAAACTAGGTTGGGATAATGATCCTTGGTACGCAACTACATGGGATAGTTATGATGACGGATTTGAAGATGAAATCATTACACTAGACGGAAGTACAACACAAATAACTCTTTCTAAACCTTTAGAAAACGAGGTAGTGTATAACGTATATCTAAATGGTGTAAGAATTGATGATCCAAACTTTGGCACAGGTAATCCTGTAGCAAATCCAAACGCAATAACACAAAGTTTAACAGGCGACGGCGAGCAAACAATAATTTATACTGATAACGATGGCCTTGATATTAGCAAGCCATTAGTAGACGGTGATACTATTATTGTTAGAAAAGCATCTAGTGATGGTAGTTTCCTTCCTGATACATTTACACTTGATACTGTAATTGAAGGCGGAAATTTAGCATATGGTACAGCAACGGGATTAAAATCAGAAGATATAACAATTGACGGCGACGGATTTGTTACACCAACTACATCTAAAGGACCTGAAGAATTAGTTCCTGGACAAGTATTAGATACTTTAGATATTAAAGTTTATGATAAAGTAGCAGACGGCGGAAGTACTATTGCTGTAAGAAATTATACAGCATCAGCAACACAAAATAAAACGTTTGATTTAAGTTTATTACCGCACAACATAGAATCATTAATTGTTAAAGTAGACAATGTGATTCAAGGACCAATAGACGACTCATCTTATCCATATGAAATTGACTTTGCTGAAAAAACATTAACATTTAATGAGGCATTAACAGTTGGTCAGCGTGTATCAATTATATCAATGAGCGGTAACGGTGAAAACATTCTTGACATTGATAACTTTATTGCAGACGGTAGCACACAAATATTTGTAACTAACGTATTATGGAATGACAATATTTCAACATACATTAGTGTTGACGGTAAGAAAGCAGTTGCAGATATATTTGAAACAGATTCAACATATGACGGTAGAGCAGGATTAGTAGGACTTAAATTTATTACACCTCCTGCACCTGGTGCATTTATATACTATGCTGTATATGCTTCAACTAGTTTAAGTTACAGTGAAGTAACTGTAGATAGATTTGAAGGCGACGGAAGTAGTGTTGGATTTACTTTAAGTACACCACCATCTAGTTCTTTACCATTAAGTCATAATGTAGTTGTTAAAGTAGATAATAAAATATTGTATCCAGGGTATAATCAACAGTTTATAATATCGCCGAGCAGAGAATATACATTTGATCTACATCAAGTAGCAAGGGCATCAGTAAGTCCAGAAAATATTGCAGTTTACTTAAATGACGTACAGTTAAGTTACTTACAAGACTTTAACTGGGACTTTAATAATAGTGCTGTTATACTATTTGATAACGTAGGTGTAAATGGAGATACACTAGACGTATTTGTTCTTAATGACGGTGAATATGAATTTGACAGAAACGTTGAATTAACATTAGATTCGGATAGTATTACAGGTCAGTTCTCGCAAGGTGAAGAAGTTCGTATAGGCTCAGCAGACAGTACACAATTCGAAGCAACAGTAAAAACGTTTGCAGGTAATGTACTTGTTGTAATAGGCGACTCAACTAATATAATTGCTTCGTTAAATACTGATCCAACAATACAAATTCAAGGCTTATTAAGCGGCGCAACAGCAACTTCTGTTACAGGATTTAAAGGTGTAGAATCTGGAGATAGACTTATATTAACAGATACCCCTGCACTTGACGCTAAAGTAGATGTTTACAAATTTAATAAACACGATATACAAAATATAGAACGTGTAACGCAAGACGTTGTTTCAAGAAGTACACTAGTACTAGGCAGTGATGATTATTACGAATATAACAAGTTAACACAAGGTTTAGTAGAACTTCGTTTACCAGCGGTTGATCCAGCATATCTTTGGGTATCATTAAATGGACAACTACTAAGTGCTAACGTAGATTATACTATAACTGAAGATTTAAGATATTTAAAAGTTACTAAACCTTTATTAAAAGATGACAGATTAGATATTGTACATTTTGCAGGTAATAGAGTTAATGATAGATTTGGATTTAGAATATTTAAAGATATGTTAAATCGTACTCATTACAAACGCTTAAATAGTAGTAAGATATTTGTGCTAGATCAAGAGTTAAATTATTTTGATCAAGACATTAAACTAGTTGATTCTACAGGAATTAGTCAACCAGATCCTAGCATTAATGTTCCAGGAGTAATATTCATTGACGGTGAAAGGATTGAATACTTTAAAGTAGAGGATAATGTTTTATCACAACTAAGACGTGGTACACTAGGAACAGGTGTTAAAACAACGTATAATGCAGGCACCGAATTAATGGACCAAAGTACTTATCAAACAGTTCCTTATACTGATGAGATAAGAACATTACAATTTGAAGCAGATGGTTCAACAGCAACATACGCATTAGATTGGGCTACATCTAATATTAACGAGTTTGAAGTATTTGTTGCAGGTAGACGACTAAGAAAACAAGCAATAAGTGTATTTGATACTACTATTGACCAAGATAGCCCAGAAGCAGATATTACCGTAGATGCAGAATTTACGATAAGTAACAATGCAATAACATTGAACACCATTCCAGGAGCAGGAACTAAAGTGTTTATAATAAGAAAGATAGGAAAAACATGGCAAGAGTCAGGAGAATCACTAAGAGATGCACAAAATCCAATTGCGGCGTTCTTGAGAGATCAAACAATTGACTTACCAAAATAAATACAGTATAGGTGGATATTATGACAGACAAATTTAAAGACATGAATGGTGTACTTTTACAAGGACACATTAAAATTACAGACCCAGCATCTGGAGAAGTTCTTATTGATAAAAGGAACGCTATCCACTATGAGAACATGAGTATTGCACTTGCTGAAAGTTTAGCATCAGCAGGACAAGGGCCAATATATAAAATGGCATTTGGTAACGATGGAACATCAGTTGATCCAACAGGAATTATTACCTATCTAACTCCTAACTCAACTGGTTCAAACGCAAGTTTATACAATCAAACATTTGAAAAAATAGTTGCTGTTGATCCAAACAATACTGATCCTGTAAGAAACAAAATTGAAACAAGACACGTAAGTGGTACAAACTATACTGACATATTAGTAAGTTGTTTATTAGATTACGGTGAGCCAAGCGGGCAAGATGCATTTGATACAGCATCTGATACAGAAAGTTTATATGTGTTTGATGAATTAGGACTAGTAAGTTCAGCAGCAGGCACAGGCACAGGTAAACTATTAACACATGTTATTTTCCACCCTGTACAAAAGAGTTTAAACAGACTTATACAAATTGACTATACTGTAAGAGTTCAAAGTTTAACCGGATTTAATGAGGCGTAGACATGGCATATAATATTAGATATTCAGATCAGGTTAACAAAGGTGTAATTGTTATTGAGGACAGTACACTTAATGCAGAAACTAGTTTAAGTTTACCAGGAAGAAATACAACAGCGTATGGGCAAGCAATATCGGAAAACTTTTTACACTTATTAGAAAACTTTGCACATACTGTATCACCTACTAATCCAACTGAAGGACAACTATGGTACGACACTACACCAGGTGTTGATCAACTTAAACTTTATGATGGCACTACATGGGTTGCAGCAGGTGGACTTAAGAAAGCAAACTTAGCACCAGAAGCAGCTAACTCAGTTGTTGGCGATCTTTGGGTTGATACAGACAACCAACAGTTATATTTGTTTGCAGGTTCAAACTGGTTACTAGTAGGTCCCGAGTTTGCTGAAGGACTAGCAACAGGTACAAAGCCTGTAAAAGTTACTTCAACTACAGATGCTATATTTGATATTTTACAAGTTGAAATAGGCGGTAAAGTTATTGCTATTCTAGCAAAAGATACGTTTATTCCTAAAACAGATATTGAAGGCTTTGATATTATTAAACCAGGATACAATTTATCTACAGCAGATATTACAGGCGACGGTATTCCTAGGTATATTGGTACAGCAGAAAAAGCAGAAAATTTAGTTATTAGTGGTGCGTCAGTTCCTGCAACAGACTTTATGAGAAAAAGTGCAATTAATATTGCAGAGCAAGAACTTAACATTAAAAATGACGGAGGAATAAGTGTTGGTCTTAGTAACTCGCTAAGATTAAGAATTACTGGACAAGCAGGTGTTATTAGCCACGACATTAGTGGATCGAGCATTGACTTTAAAACTAATAATGCTGGCGTAACAGCAACACCATTAAGAATTAATAGTAATACTAACATTGGTATTAACAATTTAAACCCTGAAAAATCATTAGATGTAGGCGGAGATATCCAAACAGATTCTAATTTACTTGTAAACGGTCTAACAGATAGTACATCAGTTAGCACAGGTTCATTAATAGTTGCTGGTGGTGCCGCTGTAGCAAAAAATCTAACAGTTGGATCAGGTATTAGTGTACTTGGAAGTTCAACGTTTAATGATATATTACCACAAGATAGTAATTTAAGATCAATTGGTAGTACAACAGATAAATGGAAAGCAATGTATGCTACTGAGTTTATAGGATCGTTAAACGGTAACGTACAGGGTAGTGTAAGTGGTAGAGCAGGTAGTGCAGATAAACTTTCATCACCAAGTGTATTCAGAATGACAGGTGACGTTGAAAGTTTACTTGATATTGACTTTGACGGACAACAAGGTACAGTTACTTTCCAAACACAAGTTACAAACGAATTTATCTCTCAAAAAACTATAAAAGAAAATTCACAAACAGATGATGAATTCTTAGTTAACAGAGTTAGCGGCGAAATTGGTATTTACAAAGTAAGACGTTCAACTATATTTGATCAAATAACAGGATTAACACCGGTAGGTACTATTGTTCCTTATGCAGGAAGTACAGCACCGGATGGATGGCTACTATGTCATGGACAAAACGAGTTAGCATCAGCGTATCAAAAACTTGAACAAGTCATTGGTAATACATATGATAACTCTGCTCCAACAGGTTACTTTACAATACCTGACTTAAGAGGTAGAACGCCACTGGGTGCAGATAATATGGGCGGCACAGCAGCAAACATTGTTCCGTCAGCAGATACATTAGGTGCTAAAAGTGGTGCTGAAACAGCAACTATTACAGTTGATAACTTACCAGATCACAAACACGAACTTAAAGATGATGGGGCAACACCGCAACAGTACTATGTCATTAATCCAGACTCAACTATTTCAGGCGATAGTGATGCAATTATTGATACAGACTTAGTAGGTACAGCAAACGGATTAAAATATCCAAGAACGGGCGGCATGGAAATTGGCGGAAACGGCGATGCTGTAAACTTAATGAATCCATACTTAACAGTTAATTATATCATATACACAGGAGTTGGGGGCTAATGAGTTATAAACTAAACAGAACAGATGGTTCATTACTAGTAGAACTAGTTGACGGACAGATTGACACTACGTCATCGGACATTACACTAATAGGAAGAAACTATGTAGGGTTTGGTGAAGTTATAAATGAAAACTTTATTAAACTTTTAGAAAACTTTAGTGGTACAGCAACTCCAGGAACACCTATTACAGGACAACTATGGTTTGATACTAGCGAAAATAGATTAAAAGTATATGACGGTACAACGTTTAAAGCAAACGGACCAATTATTAGTGCTTCACAACCACAAATGGTTGCAGGAGACCTTTGGATAAACAACGACGATAACCAGTTATACTTCTTTGACGGAAGTGATATAGTACTTGTAGGTCCTCCATATACATCAGCACAAGGTAAAAGTGGATTTGAAACTTTAAGAATTGTTGATACAAGGAGTTTAGGATATACAGTTATCAAATGGTCAGTTGGTAATGCTGTTTTTGCTTATATTAGTAACGATACATTTACACCGAGAGCAGATGATGTTGACTTATTACCGGGATTAACTGGCGATGTGTTAAAAGGTATTAATATTGTTGATAAAGATAACTTTAGAATTTATGGTGTTTCTGACTCAGCAACTAGTTTGATTACTTCAGAAACTGATCCTAATACAGGATTGCTAAGAAGAAAAACAGCATCACAGTTTTTACCATCAGATGCAGAAGGTACAACTACTGGTATTTTAAATATTCAAACTAAAGGCGGACTAACTATTGGTGATACTGGTCAAGCAGGATTAGCGATATCAGGCGAGTTCCTTAACTTATCAAGTAACCTTGTTAACCAAGGATTTAGATTAGTTGCTTCAAACATATCTGGACAGTTTGATCCAATACGTGTTGATGCTGTTAATCGCTATATGGGTATTAATGTAACTGTTGACGAACCAACGGCAACATTAGACGTATTTGGTGATATGAGAGTTAGAGGAGATATTACTATTGAAGGTAGTAATACTACTTTAGAAACAGCAACATTAACAGTTGATGATTATAATATCGAACTTGGACATGCAGATACAATTATAACTTTATCAGGACAAATTGATAGCTCATTTGCTGACACACTTGCTGTAGGCGACCAAATAACACAAAGCCATACAGGTGATACTGTATTAGCAACAGGTACATTTAAAGAATATCAAGTTGATACTGTTAACAACGTATACAAATTAGTTATTGAACCAACAAACAACAGTTTTCTTGTTAGTGGTGATGAAATAACAGTAATTGGCAAGGGTGATTTACAAACAAGTGGTAGTGTAAACATTACAGCAACTAATATAATACAGCGTTCAGACGCAACTGCAACTGGGGCAGGTATTACAATTAAAGGCGCACCTAGTAGTACTAACGCTAATGATAAAACTATTAAATGGACAAATGACTTAACTAATGGTCCATATTTTGAATTGAACGATAGTGTTACTATACCTGCAGGCGAAACATATAAAATTAACGGGCATGATGTTATATCAGCATCAGCACTAGGTGCAGATATTACGTCAGCAGCTGGATTAGCAAGTGTTGGTATTTTAGATACTGTAAGAGTAAGACAAAGTAGTGCATTACCTGGACCAGGTTTAACAATTACGTATGACGAAGGAACAAATCCTGCAACACCTACAATAACCACATATAATGCAGGATTAAAAATAGCAAGTCAATCATCCGTTGACTTTAATGACACAAAAATTAAAAATGTTACTACTCCACTAAGTGCTAGACACGTTGTAGATAATCCTAGTGATACTGAAGATACAGACGATCATGTAGTAACTAAAGGATATGTAGATACTGAAGTAGCATTTTCACCAGTCATGTTACAAATTGATGTTACTGGTTTACCAACAACAAATTATTCAAGTGTTGATGAAGAAGTACAAGCAATGCTTACATTCTATCAAGATCCAACAGCAAAAACACTTAATGCTGTAGCAAACGTTATTACTACACAGTATGGCGGTGCAGTTACAGGCATTGATGTTGCAGGTTCTGCAACAAAAGAAACTATATCAGTAGACTTTACTGGTATTGGTGGGGCAGATGGAGGGCAAAATCCGCAAGCCTTATTAGAAGATATTAACTTTAACAGTGCGACAGGTACAGTATCATTGTCAGTTACACGTAAGAAACAAGTTTGGAAAGTTACTGATCCTGGTGGTGGTAAAGTATGGACCAAACAGTCAGAGACTAATTGGACTTAATACTGATAAATACATATACCGCACATAGGGAATGAAAAATAATGGCATATACTATTGAAAAAACAAATAATACCATTCTAACAATAATAGAAGACGGTACCATTGATAATACAACTGACTTAAAACTAGTTGGTAAAAACTATTCAGGGTACGGTGAAATACAAAACGAAAATTTTGTATCATTGTTAGAAAACTTTGCTTCGGCAAACCAACCTCCAAGACCAATTGCAGGTCAACTTTGGTTTGACACAGACGATGACGGCCAAGGCAGATTAAAAGTATATGACGGTAACGCAAATAAGTTTTTCAACCCTTTAGCAAATTTAAGAATTGGAGTATTGCCAGGAACTCCATCAGCGTCTAATGTAAATAAAGGCGACTTATGGTTTGATGATGTACAGCAACAGTTACATGTTTATAACGGTTCTGCGTTTGTACTAGTTGGTCCTAAGCAAGCAAGTGCTAACCAAACAGAATGGGTAGAAACACTAGTTTATGATAACTTATTATCCCCAAGCGACACAACAGCAGAATTAAAAGAACCACATGAACACTATGTATTAAAAGGTGTTGTTGATAACAAAGTAATGTTTGTTGCATCAAAAGATGCATTTACACTAGATACTGGAAGTTCTATTCAAGGATTTAATTATATACACCAAGGAATTACACTAGTTGATTCAGACGATTCAACAGGTGTTCAAAATGGTGTAGAAAGATTTCATGGTACAGCATCTAACTCAGATAGATTAGGTGGCACTGATGCTGTAGAATTTATACAACGTGCAACAGCCGTATTTACTGATAGAGTTGATATTGCAGATGCAGACGGACTACGTATTGGTAGTTCAACAGAATTTGTATTAAACACATCAGGCGGTAATGCACAAGTTACACACAACCTACATGGCGGCTTAATTAAAATAGCTGCACATGACGGAACAGGAACTAAGCATACTCCACTTATTATTGATCCAAACAGCACACCAGCAAGTATTAGACCTGACGGTGACGGAGTTTATAGTTTAGGTACTTCGGGAAATAGATGGAGTACTGTACATGCTGTAAACTTTACAGGTACTAGTGAAAAAGCAGACTTATTAAAAGTAGGTGTAAACTATAGAAGTGCATCAACAGCGGCTACAGCGAACACAATAGCAACAAGAGATGGGTCAGGCGACTTATATGCTAATTACTTCCAAGGTACCGCTACAAACGCAGATTTAGCGGTTAACGCAACAAATATTGCTGTTGATGGGTCTAGTTACGCAACAGGCTCTGCAAGTGCTACAGCAAGCTCTGTAGCGGTTAGAGACGCCAGTGGTAACTTAACAGCAAATCAATTTAACGGTGTTGCTACTAGATCAGCTACGTTACAAGAAGGTAGCGAAAACAGATCAGCGGCAGTTATACCAACACCAGATACAGTAGTAGTTAGAGACTCAGCTGGTGCAATTAATGCTTCAACATTCTACGGAGCATTAGACGGAACATCAGACAATGCTACTAAATGGCAGAATGATTTAACACTTAACTTTACAGGTGATGCAACAGGTACAGTAACATTCAATGGTGACGAAGGATCATTAAATGTTGCACTAACAACATCAGGAGATTCAGTAACATTAGGCACTGACACAACAGGTAATTTTGTTGAGCGTGTTATACGTGATACTGGTGAAACATATTTAAATGTAACAGTTAATAATAGTGTTAATCCTTCAAGTTATCCTTCCTCAGCAGAAAATGCTTCTATTAAATTAGGCTTAAATGCAGCTTCTGCAAATACAGCAAACTATGTAGTTGCTAGAGATGCTTCAGGTGACTTTGCAGCTAATGTTGTAACAGCAAGTAAATTTATGGGGCAAGTTAATGAATCAGGAACAGCAAATGACGGTTACTTTGATAACTTAACTGTAGGAACACTTACTTCTGCTACACTTAACTTAGCAGGAGCATCAGGTACACTTGCAATAACTGAAGGTGGTACTGCTGGTACTACAGCTGCAGAAGCAAGAACTAACTTAGATGTTTATTCTAAAGCAGAAACATATACACAAGCAGAAGTTGATAGTGCTATTTCATCAGGTGTAGGAGGTGTAAGTACAACTTCAATATCTAATGGTACTAGTAGTGTAGCAATAACTGGTTCAGGCGGTGACATTACTGTAACAAGATCAGGTGCAACTCATGCTGAATTTACAGCAAACGGAATTGAATTATCCGTAGGTACTTTTGTAGGCGACCTATCAGGTAATGCTGTAACTGCAAACTATGCTGACTTAGCAGAGAAATATACAACTAACGAAAAACACCCAACAGGTACAGTAATGGCAATTGGCGCACAATCAAGTTTTGAAGCAGAAAGAGCTGTATTTGGAGCAATACCAGTAGGTGTTATATCTGCAAAACCAGCGTTCTTAATGAATGCAGAAGCAGACGGACAACCACTAGCACTTAAAGGACGAGTTCCAGTGCTTGTAACGGGCTCTGTAAGCAAAGGACAAGCGGTTTACGTGCATGATAACGGAATTGCTAGTACACAGTTTAACGGACAACAAATAGTAGGCGTAGCGTTAGAATCAAGCGAAGAAGAAGGTACTAAACTAGTTGAATGTATACTAAAATTGTAATACACTAACAAATTAAAGCCAAAAAAAAAGCACCTTAATGGTGCTTTTTTTATGAATGCATTTTAATTATTAATGTAAGTCTGCCCAAGCAGAGCCTGTGTATACTTGTAATTTTGTATCTGTAGTGTTAAACACCACCATACCAGCCGCAGCTGTTAGTGCATTACGTTGTGTAGTTGTCATACTAGCAAACTGAACAGCAGTACCAAAGTCTGCAACTGTACTATTAACAGTCATATAGTTATTAAAGTTTGCACTATTTTCAAAGTCTCCAGGTGTATCAAAATCACCAGTAAACTCAGCAACTCTTAAACTTGCAGATGTTCCGCCAAAGGTTAGTAAGTCATTACCGCCAAACCCTAAATGTCCACCATTTGTAGTTAACGAACCTGATATGTCTAAGTTACCTTTTACAAATATTTCACCACCGTCGCCGTCTTGAATTTCAATAGTTTTTACTTCTATAGTGTCTGTTAAGACTCTACCAAGTCCGCCGCCTGCACCTGGAACAAGTCTTACATCTGTTCCATTAGGACCTTCAGTGTTTCCACTACCAACTCTTAAATCTTGATCTACTTGTACATCTGATAATGTTTGCAAAGAAGGAGTTACAACAATAGCTGACGAGTCAGCACTATCAATTAAATTAGTGAACACGTTACCAGTTAAATTACCTGCAACGTCACCTGTTACATCACCTGTGATATTTCCAACAAATGCGGTTGCGTATAGTGTACCAGTAGAGGCATTATATGTGTATGCACTTTGATCTGTTTTTATAGTTAAAGTACCAGTCGCGCCAGTTCCAAACATTGGAAAACAAGTTGTATCTGCACTTTCGTCATTTACATCAACTGATGTTGCTATAGCCGCTGTACCTGATGTATCGTTAGAAAGTGTACCACTTATTACCGTTGCTGGTATTGTACCGTTTACACCGTCTACTAATAATGTTGAATTATCTGCAAATACAGAGCCTGTAATATCACCGTCAAATGTACCGTTGTAACTATTTCCATCAGCAAGTTCTCGTGATGTAATAACATCTTCAGCTACCATAGTTGCTGTAATAGCATCAGCGGTCCCGTCGACAATATAGTTTTGTGTTGAATGATTGCCCCAACCATATGCTGTATCCCAGTTAGTTGCTTCTGTACCTGAAACAACTGCACTAGGTATAATATTATTAACAGCATCTACTAATAGTGTTGAGTCATCTGCAAATACACTACCGGATACATCACCGTCTAGTTTAGCGGCGTGTATAGTATTCCATTTTAATGAAGTTGAACCTAAGTCATAAGTTGAATCAGCGTTAGGAGTAATGCCGCTATCAACTTGTGCTGTGATTGTAAGTGTGTCGCCTGCAGCATCGCCAATGTCAATATTGCCGCCTGCTGTAATGCTTCCTGTTGCTGTGATATCACCAGTAATATTAATATTACCAGTTCCTATAATATTGTTTCCGCCTAGTGTTAAGTCACCGCCTAAAGAAGCAGCTCCTAGTTCGGATAAAGTCTTTGGTCCAATTTCAATACCGCCTGCTGTAGTATTGTCACCAATATATAATTTGTCGGTATCCGTAATGTAGACCAGTTCGCCCTCGGCAAATACAACACCTGTGCGTTCTGACTCAATACCTCGTCTGATCTGTAAAGCCATTCGTTAACTCCTAGTAATAATAGTTTCTACTAGTATTTATGCCTTTTACACAGAAACAATTACTTTCCAAGTTTAAGAAATCGACGAGTTCTTTTGGTGATATCTTTCTTAACACGTTCAGTATCCAGTCTAAAGTCTACAGTTTGGATAGCATCTTCATACTCGTCAAACAGCTCATCTAAACTGTCTTGAACGCTAGTAATCTCTTTATTTTTAGGACTATTAAGATCAATATCCCATACCTTGCCATCTTTAAACGTAACTCTGATAGAATGTAGATACTCTAAAGGTACTACATTCATATCAATTTCGTCAAAAACTTCTGGCCAATGACCTATTACTTCGGGAGGTAACTTCTTCTTTTTAGGTTGCTTTGGCACTGGCTTTGGTCTTCCTTTTCGTAGGGACCAACTCCTCTGCCTGTTCTCTCAGTCTCTTTGCCTCTTTATACAAAGTGTCTGCTTGTGAACGGTACTGAGCAGCTAGTGTAGCATCGTCTAACACTGTCTCTTCTGTTACTGTTGTTGGAGCAACTGTATCTGTTGTAGCAGAAATCGCTTGTCCACTTCCACCTGTAACAGCAAGATCTTCAACCGTAATTCCTTTTTGATCTGCAATCAGTTTATTAAGTTCATTTAGCATGACTGAACTTTTATTATCTGGAGTCATTTCAATTTCTTCAGTTTTCATTTTGTATAGTTTACCATACTTGTGAAAACCTTTTAGCATGTTCATGCCGTCGGGCAATGTAACTCTATTCATTGCATCCGCTAGTTCGTCAGCATTTTGTGCCGCATTTGATTCAATCAATGTCATTAATGAATCGTGTTCTGCCGCATTCAATGACTCAGTAGGAACTACTAAGCAATTATCAGGTTCACCTGGTAGCACTCTAAATGCTACAGCAACCTTTTTCTTAGATCCTACGTGTCTTCCGATATGCTTTAGTGACTGGGCCATATTATTCTCCTGCGGGAGCGTCAGCCGCTGTTTCCGCTTTTTCGCCTTCTGGCTGTGCTTGTTGAGCTTGTACAGCAAGCAAGAAGTTTTCTAATTTAGTGTAGGTTTGTCCTACAGTGGTCATTTCGTTTGGTTTAAATGCACCACGTTGACTAGCAACATCAATAATAGTTTTTAATGCATTTAGGTCTTGAACAGTAAGATCCGGAGCTGCTTGAGGTGCTTCACCTGTTGCTTCTGGAGCTGCTGCTTCATTTACTTTAGTTTCTTCTGACATAATTATCTCCTTAATAATAGTAGTATTTAACTGTCGTTGTTTATTTGTATTTTAAAAGTGGACAAGCCAGCATAAAGTATGCAAGCTCTTTACCGTCTTCAAACGCTACATTAAGCATAGAGTTGACTTGATTTTGCTCATCTACCTTTAAAACTTTACCTACGTAAAACCTTCCTTTAAGGTTTTTTCGTATCCATTTATTTAATGCTTCTTCCATATTATAGGTGTAATTAATGGCTATAGACTCAAAGTGCTTAGGCTGAATCTTAGTTCTCCTAATGCCAAACACATTCAATGGATTTGGTTCTTTAAGTTTTACCATTAAGCGGCATCCTCATAGTGAGTAGTTATACCAAACGGTGCTTGTAAACTTCTCTCATGATTTGAATGAATAACAAATACTGTTTCACAGTAATCTTCGTCACCCCAACTACCCCATGGGTAACCATCTGTAAACATAATAAACTTTTTAGGCTGTATATCATGTTCTTTCATGTATTCCCAGTTGCAGTCAAATTCAGTTCCACCGCCACCAATAATTTCGTAGTCTTCTAATCTTTCGCCGCCGTCTGCACTAAACTCTGCTTCGTTATAAACGGCTGTATCAAAACACCATAATTTAATATTATAGTCTTGATACTCATCCATAATACCTTGTACTTCACCTAAGAAGTCTTCTGCTTGTCTATTACCAATTGAACCAGACATATCAACAGCAACACAAATGTCAATTGTTTCGTCAAAGTTTTGTCCAGGTAGTACAGCACTCATATGCCAACCTTTACGTGAAGGACGCATAAATGTAAAATCATTTTTAATAGTACTCTGAATTTGCTGACGTAAAATTTCACGCCAATTCATTTTAGGCTCTGTAAGTTGAGTAATCATTCTTTCAACTTCTTTAGGTGTGTTTCCAGCACCTGACGACTGAGCCGCTGTCATCATGTTTTCTTTAATTTCATCACGGATTTCACGTAATTGTTCTTTTGAGTACTTAGGTTGTTTTGTAGATTTATTACCGTTACCACCGCTTTCTTCTTCACCTTCTCCGTCTTCACCTTCCCAGTCTAAGTGTTCGTCAAGCAATTCGCCTAGTTGTTCAAGTAACTCTTTACCGTTTTCTTTTGCTTGTTCATAAATGTCATCATATACTTCTTCAGAAGACCAACCGTCATATTTAAAGTCTTGGAAGCAATCAATGAAGCTAGGTTTTACACCAATACGATCACGAACAAGTAAATTGTTTACAATATAGTCAGCGGCAATATTGTGTATTTGAGGATCTCTATCTTCTCTACGTGTTAAGTGATCAAATACACAGTGTAAGATTTCGTGTGCAATAACAAATTCAATTTCTTGATTTGACATTGCATTAAAGAATTGTGTGTTAAAAAATAAGTTTCTACCGTCTACAGCGGCAGTGGGCAACCAATCGTCTGCGGATTGAATACGTAAACGTGTAGCCATATTACCAAAGAATGGATGACGTAACAAAAGACCAATACGTGCAACAATAATCCTATCCATTACATCTTTACGCATTTCTTCTAATGCTTCAGGTGTAATATCCGGGTCGGGTGTCCAGTGTTTAGTTCCTGCAACGCTCATGTGCTATATCCTCTTTGCATTGTTTATACTGTTAGTATATAGTAAATCGACATAAAAGTCAAGAAGAAATGGACGTTTTTTGTACGGGAACGTCCAAACCCAACACACCTTAAGACCTTGTTTGAGCGGCCTTAATATACTTTCCAAAACGCTCATGGAACTCATCAAAACATTCAATTTCGTCTGGATCAATAGGCAATTCATATTGTGTCAACGCCAATTTCATACCCATAACTACCAGTTCAGTTTCGAAGTTATCCATTGCAAAACGTAAAAAGTTATTAACTTTATCGTTAAACTTCTTATCGTTTTTATCTGAGCTTTCTTTTAGTTCGTAGCAAAGTGAAACAGTGAGGGAATACATAGCACTGATTTCTTTCTGTTTCAACTCATTTACCTTACCATCTAAAATATCTGATGGGTTAGGCATAGTTGACGCTACTTTACGGTGTGCCATAAACTTAACAGCAAGACCTTCACCAATGGCACCTGATACAAGGTCGGTTGTAGTTTCTGCATCTAAGTCATCATCTAACAACTCGGATACAAAAGTCCACGAACGTGGAGTTGCAAAAGAACGGCTTGGACTTTTTGGATCAAAGTCATATAAGTCTTTCTTTGCAAACTGTAAGTAACCTGCAACATCAGCATGGATATTGTGTTCTACAGCCCACTGGAACCAATCGTCGAATGATACAGTAAGTTCTAAGTGAACAAAACGGTTTGCCAACGGTGCTGGCATTCTGTATGTTACACCTTTATCTGCATCACGGTTACCTGCCGCAACAATTAGTACATTGTCTGGCAGTTTGTAAGTGCCAATCTTACGATTAAGAATAAGTTGATATGCAGCCGCCTGTACAGCAGGTGCCGCAGAATTCATTTCATCTAAGAAAAGAATAATATATTTGTGCTTCTTTGCAAATTCTTCTGTAGGAAGTTCTGCAGGCGGAGCCCAAACCATTGTATTCTCATTACTATTGAAGTAAGGAATACCTTTAATATCAGTTGGCTCCCATAATGACAAACGAATGTCAGTTACATGGGCATCAAGGTCGTTACCAATTTGGTGTACAATCTCTGATTTGCCAATACCTGGGGGACCCCATAAAAAGATCGGACGCTTCTTTTTCATTGCGTGAAAAATACTGCTCTTTGCTCTGTTAGGAGTGATTTGTCGAATAGCTACGTTTTCCATATGTATTACCTCTCTTGGTGTATTTCAGTTATCAGTGCTAATTTCTAACTATGTATATATAATACGCTCAATAGGGGACAAAGTCAACCTTTTTTGGCAGATAATTAATCTTTTTCTTGTCTAGATAATGCTTTGGCTAGTCCGTACTTGCGTAGATCTCCTGAAAAGAGACCCAATTCGACAGCCTTTCGTTCGCTTGTAACAAAGATACTATGTCTTGATATGTAGTAAGGACAGTCAATAAATTTGTCTAAGAATATAATAATTTGTGTAGTTATAGGCATATCGGCAGGATAAGGTATTTCGTATGTGGCTAATTGTATAGTGTTAATAACATCAAAGCCTGTTTCGGTAAGACGCAAACCTCCGGTTGTTTTTTCTCTTGTATTTTGCCACCACAACGGCATGTACTCGGCTACAGCTGCATCGTTCACAGTTTTGTCAAGTTGTTTTAGAAAGACCTTAGTGTATGTCTCTTTCCAGTTCATTCTGTCGTAACAATCTCACCAGAGGTTAACATTACAACTGTAAAGTCCTCACAGTTGAATAGATCGTTAAGTTTTTTTGATAAGTTTATTGCATGTCCTGGATTTGAAAAGGAAACTTTTTTGTATTTTGGTCCAGGATAATTTGTGATAGCATTTAGACTTTTAAGATTAAAAGGTTTGTTTTTATAAAATACAGCCCATATTGCTTCTGCATCTAAAATCTGTTCAGCACGATAAGTTTTCTTATCTATATGCTCTAAAAGTATTTTTGGTTTAGGTCTGCTCATATGCGTAATCCTTAATTATGTACGCATATATTTATCTCTTTTTATTGGTAAACTACGTAGTTTACTTCCAGTCGCCACTTCCGCCATCTAAGCTCACTTGTATAACTTCGTCATTACCCTTGCTGTATGACGCTATAAGACGCTCTAAATCGCCTTCTAAGCGTGACATAGTGATACCTAATGTATATGCTAATGCCTTTGCTTCTGTTATACTAAGTTTAACTTCTTTAGCATTACCGCTGTCAGCAACCTTTACCTTTTGTAAGAATTGCTGAATAGGGAATGTGTTTAGTGGTTCATTTTGCATTTTCAATACTCAATGCTTGACGCATTTCAATATCTGTTTTGAATGGGCCTTTAAAGTCGTAACGCTCAATTGTAATTAGTTTAGGACAAAAACTTTTGACCCAACCTTTATCAAAATGTATAATATAATAACCTGCACAATACAGACTTTTACTTTTATTACTTTTAGTAAACAACGGTAATTTATTTTTTACATCATACAAACTATTGTAAGGAACACAACTTGTTGGGAAGTTATACACTTCTTTAGTTGGAACTTCTTCTGGTACAACTTGTGTAATAGTATCTACAAAAACATCGTTACCAAATGTTTTCTTTAAGGCACGTTCGCTATCAAAATATTGAGTTGCGGCACCCGAACTGAAAAGATACTTGTCTTCTGATAATGAAAGAGTTCCTACTCGTTCTCCATCACTTTCAACAATCCAAAATTTATCTTTTAAAATAGTTTTTGCTTTCATCATTTATTCCTTACTCCGGATACCTTGCATTTAGCGGTTCTGCAAAGTATTGTGCTTGATCTGCAATACGTTGCATATCCCACTTAGCACAAAATTTCATAAGACGCATACCTACTTGTTGTACTTCTTTAGGCTTTGCGTTTTCTGCAATAGTGTTATTAATTATCTCTCTAATCTCGTCAGGTTGTGCTGTCAAGTCACATAGTATAACATTACGAGTATAATCATCTAGTACACGATGTTCAGCACCTTCATGATCAGTCCAACGTTGTAACATCATGTTATTCCAATTAAAGCCTTTGCTGTCTTTGTCTTCAAACGCTTCTATAAGACCTACTTTGTTCTTAGTGCCTTTCTTACGTACACCTGGATATGCACTAAACACATTATCACTAGTGTCGCCACGCATACACTTTTCAAACAACATGAATGCAGGGTCAGGCGCAGGCTTAGCCTCTTTAGTCTTTTTATCTATTACATGATTACCTTTCTTGTCAAAGTAACCTTCGTGTGTAATTGTAACGTCTTGTATGCCGTTATACTGTTTACAGTTAGGTGCAATAAGTTGTGCAAAGTCACCGTCAGTACTAATAATAACATGATTATCATTAGGATGTGATTGTACCCAACCTGCAATAAGATCATCTGCTTCTAATTGCGGATGTCGCATAACTGTACAATTAGTCTTAGTATCTACAAAGTCTTTAAACTCGTCAAAGATCTCCCAAAACACTTTATCTTCTTCAGACTCAGTAACAGTCATCTTATCACGTGCAACTTGTCTATTACGCTTATAAGGTTCGTAAAAGTCTTTACGCCAGCTACGTCCTTCTAAACAAAATACAACATGATCTGCTTCAAAGTCTTGCCATGCCTTTTTAACACCACTAAGTGTGATGTGTAAAGCCATGCCTACTTTAGTATCTAAGTCGCCACGAACTACGTGTCGAGCTCTAAAAAAAGTGTTTGCTGTATCTACTAATACATAAGTTGCCATTATATTGCCTTTAGTGTTGTGTTAATAACTATATTGTACGCTCTTTTACATACAAAGTCAAGCATTAAGATACTTCGCTTTTGTCTTTATCTAACGGAACTACGTTAATATAGCCCATATCTCTATCAATACTTTGGCCTTCTTCTTCAAGCATTTGAATTACAATACTTCTAAACCATTTATCAATAATTTCTTCGTTAGTTTCGCCTTTATATCCTGCATCCAAAAGTTGTTCAATAAACTCGTTATTCCAATCAAGTTCAAAAAACCCATTTCTAATGTTTTCAGGATTGACTTGTGTATCTAGTACAGCAACCCAAGGTTCGCCTTTTGCTGTAGCGGCTGCTTTTTCTTTATCAAGAATAGCTCTACGCTCTTGTTCTGTAGTTTTTACATTTTCTACAGTTTTTTCTTTTGTAGCAAAAGGATTTAATTTATTAATTATATCTTTCATTTACAGTCCTGCCTTCCGAGCTCTATGCTCTGGTGTTTCGATTGGTGCATTCATTGCACGTCGGTGTTGTTCATTATGGTACCTATCAAGTTCACCTCGACTAAGTCCCCCATGCATTGCCGAAAAGGTCGATATGGAGTCTTGGTGTAAACCTCCATCCTTGCGCCATGCATAATTCAGCCACTTCCTTAACGTTAAGTTTATATTCTTCAGAGCGTCCTCCGAGCGGCATAAGATATACCGGACAGTCGACCCCGGCGCTCCTATACTCAGTAACAGCTCTTTTAACTTCTTCAACGTCAATGCTGTCAGCCACAACAAACTTAAGATAAAGTTTACTATTAAGAACACTGAAATACTCACTAGCAATATCAGGGTTAATAGCATCCTCCCAGCGTTCTCCGCTGACACTAAGTTTTGGGGAACAACTCCAAGTGACTTCAAATCTGTCTTGATTGTTAAGATAGTCTCTGAAATCAGGTCGTAACTTCTGCGAAGTATTTGTTTCAAATGTAACATTTTTTAAGTCTCTCATCTGCGGGTGTTCTAATAGCTCTGCATAGAATCTCTGCCACCCTAACAAAGGTTCTCCGCCTGTGAATATTAAATGAATATCTTGTCCATTATCTAATGTCCACTGTCCGTTAGGAGTCAAACTCAATAAGTGTTCAACTACTTCATCTACAGTTCTATCCATCATAAACTTTTTAAATTCTGGATAGATACTTGCATATGTATCACAGCCTGTATGTATTACAGGTAAGTCTGTAAACTTTTCAACAGTGTTAATTATATTGCTGTCAAGTAATTCTTTTACTTCAGGATTATGTTTTACACCGTCTGCTCTAGCAGGTGTTCCACGTTCTAGTCCAAAGTTCATACAACGAAAGTTACAACCGAAGGTACGTAAGAATACACTAGGTACTCCTACAAACTTGCCTTCGCCTTGCACACTATAAAATGCTTCTGAATATCTAAGTTTCATAATCTATTCCTATCTATCACAAGCATATGATTGTTGTAGTTTAATATTATCCATAAACTCTTTCTTTGTTCCTGCGTCATCTTTAAATGCGCCTTTCAATACAGTTGTTTGTGTAAGACTACTATGTGCCTTAACACCTCTGTTTTCAACACAACCGTGTGTTGCTTGTACATACACACCTAAGTGTTCTGCACCTGTTGCCTTCTGTATTTCACGTACAATGTCATTTGCAAGTTCTTCTTGGAGTGTACCTCGCATAGCACACCATTGTGCAATACGTGTATACTTACTTAAACCAATCAGTTTGTCTGATGCAATAATACCAATGTATGCTACACCTCTAACAATCTGATGATGATGTGAACACATACTTGTAAGTTCACTACGCACAACTAACATACCTTCATAACGATCATCGCTGTCATTTGGAAATGCTGTTGCCGCAGGCATTGCTTCATAACGTCCTGCCATTAGCTCGTTGATATACATCTTTGCAAGACGTTTACCTGTGCCGTTACTATTAGGATCGTTTTCTGTATCTATTACAAGACCTTGTAATACGTCTTCAAACTTAACAGCAAGCTCATCAATTAGTATTTGCTTTTCGCCGTCTTTAATATAGTCTGAAATATTGTCGCCTGCCCAGAAGCGTTTGTTTGCTTGTTGCAAACGGGCCTTTATCTCTTTGGATTTATCCATTTTTTTATTCTCCGATGTTTAGGCAGTGGATTGCCGTTAAAAATACAATGTACAATATAACTTACATTATACATTGTATTTAGGTTTTTGTCAAGTATTTTATCCAAAATACTTTTCTAACATTTCTAAGCGATCATGTGCAGAAGCCATGGCATCTAGTTCTTTTTGGATAGTTTCGATAATATCCGAATGTTCACCAATGCCAACTACTTTTTGCATGTATACTTCAATGTTAGTTTTGTGCAATTCTATCTCCGCTTCAGCGTGTAGTCTTGCCGCCTTAATCATTTGTTCCTTCAAGTCCATAGTTCCTTTCCTTTTAATATTTTTGTTTAGATGGAATGACGCCCCGTACGCCGCCTTTCGGATCTTCCATGTCTCCATCACGACGGAAGATTAAATGTACATGCGGATACATAACTGTCTGTCCCGCACTAGTACCTATATTTAGGCCAATGTTATAACCTGTTATGGTAGTCTTATCTGACTCAACATTGTCATTGCCCATTGATAAAGCAAACTTAAAACATTTATTAATTTCGTCTTGTGTTGCTTCTTTTGGTACTACTAATAAGTGTCCTTCGGTTACTGGATACTTATCTTCAAACACTACAAAGTCTCTAGTGTCTAAAAAAACATTACTCCATGGTGCTCTACTTTCTTGTTGAGCTTTTTCTAATGTATCATGCATCATATGTGCCTACTATTTCCCAAGGATAAACTAACCAAATATCTTCATCTGCTTTGTTAACTTCGTGTGCTGAATAATCAACACCATCAAAATTACTTGCAAGGTTCTCAGTTAGTGTAGCAAATCTTACATTTTTATTCCATACAGTACCCCAACTACTTTCGTTAGGTAAACAACTTGCCTGCCAATCTTGTTTGATCCACTCAAGTGTTGCACCTGTATCGTTAATATCATCTACAATTAAAATGTTTTTACGTTTGTTAACGTCCCAACGGCTTTTAGTTACAGCACGTTCTTCTTCGTCAATGTAACCAAACGCATCACTAGACATCCAACAGTTGCTTTCCTGATAACTATCGCCGTCACGTAATGCTACTTTAAGTGCTTCACAGCGAACGCCTAACATATGCGACAGTATTGTAGCAGGTACATTACCACCACGTGTAATACCTACAATGTAGTCTGGCTTCCAGTTATCTTTCTGCATCTGCATTGCGATATCTATACACATTTTTTCAACGTGTCCCCATGTGTAATAATGTTTCTTCATTCTTCTTTATCTCCGGTCTTATAAAATTGTATAGTAGGTGTAAAACGCCATGTGTTTCTAAACCCAGTTGCTGAATGTAGTAAGTTACCTTTAAATATTACTAATCTTCCTGGTATAGGTGCTATTGAAAGTACAACAGGATAATCTAATGTGTCCGTTTTAATTTCTTTACTAGCATCTAACATATCAGCGGGCATTATAAATTTAGTTTCGCCACCTTCGTTTATATCCCAATACTGGTTTGCATAAAAAATAGCGGTCCAGCCATCTTCAGAATCTTCGTGATACATTGCATTTTCACGTGGTCCAAATAAATTAACGTGATGCCTACCTTCCGGAATATCTTTTAGTTCTGGAATATTTTTACGGCAATAGTCTTCAACTACTTTGTACCAATTGTCGTTACCTTTACCTACGTTAACCATTCCAGTAGGTGCTTGAAAGTTTTGTAATGACATTTGATCAATACTTCCATAGCCATAGTTCAGTGTTGTAACTTCAGCCGCGATTGCATTTAGTTGCTGTTCTGTAAATATGTCGTCATACGTTTGTATGTCTCCATTAAAGTAATTAGTATGTTTCAAACAGAATTCCTTTTATATTCATCAACTAGCTCATCTGAATTTAATCTCTTGCCAATTGTTCTTTTAGCACCATTTCCAAGTGTTCTTTCTATAACACCACTATTGTATTCAACATCAGTTACAGGCCCGTGTTCAAAATCTTCAGGATTGGTTTCATACCACATACTTTTTGTAGTATGTGCATGTATAGATTTAACCTGTTTGGCCCAAACTTCTGCTTCCAATTTCACTCTTTGCCTTTCAACAACATCATCATATTGACTCATTATATTAATCCTTAGTGAGATATGTCTCACTATCTATCCACCGATAACCGGTATTTTTAACCCAAGGTAAAAATCCCCAACTCTTGGCTTTCTTACCCATATAAAATAAACTCCAACAAGGAATCTCATTTCCATTGGCGTCTTTTTCTAATTCTAAAAAGTGTAAGTCATCTGACTTACGATATCGAAAGTGTCCTGGTCCTCTCCATACTTTATGGGAACCGCATACATGTCCTTCACGAGCATATATAGGAAGATTTTCCCAATAGCCACCTTTAAGAATTAATGTTGCATAACTCCATGGATGATCATGGAGAACATCTTCATCGCTTTTTAAAACTTTGTGTAATGTGATATTAAACGGAAAGTTCTTTCTGTCTTTTAAGAAAAGATAGTAGCGAACTAAGTATGGTTCATTACTGTCTCTGTCTTTAATTACACGTTTACGTCCTTTAAAAAAGTTTAGCATTAGGTTGAACCCTTTATAGTTTCTAATGTTTCAATTTTTGCTAGTTCGTGTTCGTATGCTTCTGCGGCACGTTTTAGTCCTGCATACTTTTCTTCTTTTTCAATATCTCTACTTACAACACCTAGTACACGTTGCAGATCTTTAATAGACTGCATAACGTCTACACCACCTACTTTTAATTCACCTTCGATACAAACATCGCTATTGGTTATGCCAGTAGTATAAATTGATGAAGGATCAGTAGTAAAACTGTCGTCCCAACTAGAAGTGTTTATAGTAATACTGTTATCAGTATACAATGAGTCGCTAGTATAAATTGATTGTAAGGTATCTGTACTTGATCCAAGGTCAATTGTATATGTTTCTGTATCATCGTTCATCGCTAATCACCGTATACAAGTCTTTGCCGCTGAAGAAGTCTTTATTAAGTTTAGATACTTGTTTTGCAATACTTGGAAGGAAAGACTCGTAGTTTTCCATGTATTCAACTATCTGAGCAACAACTTTATCTTTATGATGTAAGTATGCATCATAGTCTTCAGTCCATTTGCTGTCATATTTAAATTCAGGTAATGCCATTTCACTGTAACTTAGTCTATCTGGCACCATAGGTATAGCATTAACTAATGCTCCTTCATACCAACTAATACCTAATGTTTCTTGTAGGTTAGCACTAAACACAATCTTAGCTTCGCCTAGTAAATTATGATATTCATTTTTTGTAAGTTGTTGTTCTTGACATACTACAAATTCATATTGAGGTAAACGTTGTTTTAAATCTCTAAAAATATCAACTTGTTTCTCAGGAGCAACACGATGTGGGAACAAGATCAAGTCTCGCTTTTCCATACCTTTGTAACTATCTAAACTGTTCTTTAGATATTCCATAGGCCATCCTACACGTTTCATTTTAGTTTGATCAACTACGCCCATTTCAAGTGCAAACGTTTCTGCAAACATATCCCAATGAAATTCACTTGCAAAAAAATTGTCATCGTAACATTCAAACATTGAATATTCTGCATGTCTGACCCAAGGTTTATCTCCTATAAGTCTACCTAAGAAATCTTGTGGATCATAACTGCCTGCATGCCAAAGTCCGCCAATACAAATATCAACGCCTAATAGTTCGGCCATGTAACGAAGTTGTATAACAGTAGGATTCCAAGCATCCGTGTATAGGAAATAGTCATCATCATTAATGGTTCCATTACAGAACATTTCTCCTATTTTTTCTAACTGTTTGCTTTTATAAACATTTGTACCACCGAAGTTAAGAAACGCCCCAGGTGTTGTAGCCTGAGGAGTATCTCCACCACTAACAACTTCTACTTTTTCATTCGTAGCTCGTTGCAGTTGCTTTGGAAGATGTTCTTTCCATTGTTTAGTATAGCGTGTATCAACTGCTTCAATGTCTACGATATAGATAGTCATTAGTTCCTCCGTTTGTTTATATTGTTGCGTCCTGCATTACGAGCTTTTGCACGAAGCCAGCCTTGGTATTTTTTATATGCTTCCCATACAGGTGCACCTTCTTTGTATAAGTCTTTTTCATTAAAGACTTTACCTTCAAAGCGACAGTAGTCGCGAAACTTGTCAAGATCGTCATAGATGTCCATAACTTTCGGAAAGTTCTTTGCCATTGTAGTTTTCCTTTTGATAATAGCATTTAGGGTTTTGGGTAAAAGATTTGACAGCCATTCTCTCCATCTTCGGAGACATCAATCTCAACAAAGCGGCCGGGATACTTTGCTGAAATTTGTGAATATAGATCGTCTGCGATCATTTCACACGATTTGTAATCTAGTACGAGCACCGCACCGTCGGAATCATTATAGAGCTTTTCGAGCCATCTTTTGAACTGGATGAATTCGATGTCTCTATCGTCATGGAACACTTCGATACGCACCCTGAAGTGGAAAATATGACGATGAGGATAACCAAGGAACGAAACGTCCATGTCATCACCTGTTGCAAGTTTTGGGTCATCTAGTGCCGCCGGATATTTATGAATACCTTCTTTTCTAAAGGTTACCCATATACTCTTTTGTGAGTTATTTATTGTATTTTCCATTCTATCCTCTCTCATTCTACGAAGCATGTAGTCGTAATAACGTTCTTGCATTGTTTATAGTATACTTTCATTTAATTACTTTGTCAAGTCCATATTTGCTCCAATCGGTAAATTTTTCTCTATCCAAAAGGTCATGCAAACTATGGCACCAAACACCTGGGTTAGTTGCCTTAAAATCTTTATCGTCAATCTTCAACATAGTGTTGTAGTTCCACTGTTTCACATAAGGCAATGGAATGCGTAGTTGTGGAATAAAGTTATTGTATTCTACCATAGCAGACTCTAACATACCTTCTGCATGATCAATTGGAAGATCTAATGAACAAAGATATCCTTCATCTAAGAAAGGCATTATCATTTTTTCAAAACGCTCCCAGTTACCTGCATCTGCTGGAAAGTCTGTACCAGGGTTAAATGAATGGTTAGCACCAAAAAAGATATGCTTACAATCCAATTTATTGTAGTATGTCAAAATAGTATCTACATCTTGAAGTCCATCTACAAATAATGTCTTTAAACCGTAAGCAGGAGTTTTTTCGACTTCTACACCTACAAATAAAACAGGTGTTTCTAAAACGCCATCATCATAATCTCTTTTCATATCTCTTTCAGCCTTTTCTCTAATCTATATATTTCGTCTTTGAACCATAACTTTTTGGTCTTCATCATGTTAATTTCGGAGTCAGTTGCAAACTTATTATAACGATTAATTATGCTATCGTCAAGTTCTCTATGACGTTTATATAAAATATCTAATTGATTCGCTATTTTTTCGTGTTCATCACTGTAATTGCTCATCCTCAAGTTCCCCTAACTTACTTTCTTGTTCTTCAGTATATTCACCTGCTTCTAATTCTTCTTGTTGTGGCGTTTCTTCTACATCAAACAATGCGTTAAAATATGTACTAGAATTTACAGTCTTTTTACCAATAGCACCCCTAGTACCAGGTATGCTCATCCAGAATTTACTAAACTCTTCGATAATTGCATTTGCTTCATCTCTATTGTCTGTCATAAAGATTGCTTCGACTATGTCTTTAAAGTAGACTCTATCAAAACGTTCGTCTACTAACATCTTAGGAGTTATACCTGCATCATACTGTCTGTTTGCTTCTTGTACAGCATTAATATGACTCCATACATTGTGACCCATTTGTATTGCGTAACTAAATGAATCCCAAGATGTTTTACCTTCTTTACCTATTTTGTTTAGATCGCCGGGCTTATAGTAACATACATCATTTACAAGTAGTCCGTCAGTTACTGGACTATCCTCAAAGTTTTTAAAGATACCATCTTGTAATACAGCATCGCGGAATGTTCTAGTATCAGTTGCATATTTTTTATCATCTATACTAGGCACCATTCGATAAGTCCACTTACCTCTATCAGGTGTTTCGTTTTGAATGTATACTTGCCCATTTGCTGTAGCAAGGAAAGGACTAGCACAATCAAATGTAACCATAAAGTTTGGGTTATGATACTTACGAACAGCTCTTTGTATGTCTGTTAGTAATGTAGCCCATTCTAGTTTACTTGTACCTAAGAAGTGCATTACATCATGTACTCCTTGTTCCAGTAGTCCGTCAAATTTCAATGCAACTAGACGTTTAAGAACCAAATGTACATCACACATATTCTGACCACCCATTGCCCAGCCATTAAAATGCTTGTCTGGATATATGTTAGGATCACAATAGTCTTTCATTTGCTGATACCAATCTTCTGCATCAGCATGGTTCTCGCCTTGTAATACATTTAAGAATTTACAAGCACCTGTTCTGTGTTTCATCCAATAGTCATTGTTTATACGTGTTGCTTTTACAGCCTCATCATATGTACTAATGCCAGTGGCTTTTGCACCTTCAGGTGAACGTGCTACCCAGGCTGGAATATCAAGGACCATACCATAGTCCATATATGCATCCATCCAACGTAAAACGCCATCACGTTTCTTTTGTGCCTTTGGACAGTTAGGATCTTTCCAGTCTCCTTCCCAAACACCTTTACCAATTTGGAAACCACCTGAGTCACCAAGTATCCATGTGTTTGCTCTGTCTCTATTACGCACCATATCTTCTTTTGGAACGATCTTATTTGTATCTAAGTCAGCATGACCTGCTGAATATAGTGTCCACTTGTACGTAAACGCACCTTCTTGTTTATTAAGATAGTTTAGACTTTCTACACCATTGTTCCAATTAGCAGGTATA